CTAAAATAGTTTAAAAACAAATTATTTTTATAGTTTCGCCCTTATATATTAATTAGGATTTAGACGAAACTCGGCTAGAAATTGAAACCCGGGTGCGGTATCACCTCAGTTACTCCACACCGAATGAAATTAGCCACCTTTTCATTATACGATATACCCGGCACACATGTCCGGTTGTAACACTTAGACGCCCCTATGGGAAACACACGATAACAACGTTCGCACCGTCCGATCGATTTGGCTCTGCGCTTAGCAGCGTAGCTCGAACACCCATTGCCAACCTCACGGGGGGGCACTTTATTCAGAATATGAATGCACACACCAACATCATACAAATTGAAACTACGACACACTTTTATTAAAGCAAGCAGTCTACGCTGATCATGCTGATCCATTGCCCGCATTTCGATGATTGCGGACGATTTCTGCACCTTGAAGCCCACCAGTGTACTCCGTTTCGAGATTCCCGTACTTCTCATTGCGATTGGATCGATCCAACGCATGCCTTTTGTGAGCATTATGGGCTATGCACTCCGCAGGAGTCGGTCCGCGAATTAGCCCCTCGACCGGCTGTATGGCGGCCCCATTGGTTACGTAGTCGAAAGTGTCGAACGCCGCGAACCTAGCTTCTTTCGGGTACCCCATGGCCTGCCAGTCAGACGGAGGCTGGTTCTTGACCAGCATCAAGTTCCAGACAACTGGAGCATAGAGCCTGCAGACCTTGCGTAGGCCGGCCTCCTTTTTCATGATTGCCGCTATTGAATCAACCGGCACAGCTCCCCCATCGAACTCGATGCTTCCATCTGGATCCAAGTAAACGGAGCTACTGACGCTCGCGCACATGACCACCATTTTCAAAATTACATCAGCAACTTGTTCGGTGGGTACACCCAGCCCAGCGATGGCTGAGGAGATCTTGGCCATTTGCTCAGTGGTAGCCATATTGTTTGACACAACCTGCACATCCATCTTGTATAGCTCATCAATTGAGAACCGCCCATAAGGGTTCGCAGGATTACGCCTCATTGTTGGCACAGGCTCCAAGGCGGGCCGGCCGATCTCGAAGGCCACGTTCTTGAGACTAGAATTGTGACGCTGCGGCTTGAGCACCTCGATGAGGTTCATGAGTCTCTGTTCCAACTGGTTCTCAGGGACCAGGTTGGCAGCCACAGCCCCAGCAGGCTGAATTATTGGCTGCAGAGGCGGTGCCTGAGGCGGCACATGTGGTGCAGCAGGCGCAACACGGGGCGGGACTTCCCCTGCTTCTTTGGCGACAATGTTACCTTCGCTTGATTGAGCCGGTGCTTCTTTCGGAGGCATAACTGCTTCAAGAATGTATAATCAAACGCACACCTGTAAACCTAAAGGTCCACTTGTAGGACCTTCAAATGTGACAATGCAACGATATGCTCTGGACTCAGTGAACAGCCTACAACTCTAATTGACTCACCAGTTAACACAATGACACAACTTTGACTATCAAAACTACGGAAAGCAAACAACGTTATCAAAAAGCAACACACAACTATAGCTATAACTAATGGGTTGTTCCACATTGGCAGGTACGCGTGCCACGCTTCGAGAGCAAAATGATCGCACCAACCAGAACGATAACTAGTAACCAGGGTTGGGTGCCCCAAGTGCCATGCCCCTCAACAGAATTTAGTTTGGCTGGCCCACGGTAATCTATGCACTTAGTCCCGTCTCGATAGCGACCTCCGTGTGGGAGGTTGTGCTGTAGGTCACCAACCGTGGGCAATGTGCTCCGAGTGAGAAGTCCGACGAGTAGAGCGAGTGATATGCCAATGCAAGCTGCAGTAATTGCCTGTGTGTAATTAGGCGGCGGTGTAAGTGGCATTAGGGCAGAGCAATAATGTCTTCCTGTGCCTCGTCAAGCACTGAAAGCTCAACGCACGGTCAAGTACTGGCGCGGACTCAGCAGTAACGAAAGTGACCGATTCAAAAGTCTGGCCGCGCACTTCCTTAATGCAATAGGCCTCAACGGAATGAGCAGCAAGCAAAACCCCTATTTCCTTCTCGTGGTAAAGCACAACTCCCACAGGATCTCGTTTGAAGATATCAGCAATTTCGACACGATCCTCTCCACACGCCTCAACCTCAAAGCCCAACGAAGTGAGCAATGCGGAAGTCTGGCTACCGAAGCGATGACTAATCCTCTTAATGAAGTGAGCGCGAAGAGGTATGCCAGGACCACCCTGCAAGGGATCAGCAAACACTGCGAAGGCACCTTCAAGAACCTCCCCCTCCAAATACTCGTCAATCAATGTGAATTCAGGATAGGGAGTGGCGCCAAATGCTGACCTTATGAAAGCTCCCCTCAAATTAGGCGGATCTGCTTTGCCAAAAGTGAGCGCACTGAATCTAGGATCAGCTGTGATAAGCTCACGAATGAGCGTTGATTTACCTGCGCCTGGAACGCTATGGACAACAATAGGAAGAGTTAAATTGCTAGACTGACGCTCGAAATTATTCTTTACCAAATACTTAACTAGCACATCCATATCAATACTAACTAGCTAAAACCTAAAGCTAATCAACCCGAGCCGTCTGGTATATAGTAGCAACATCCGACTTGAGAAGGTGCTTGCTCTTGACAATAATGCGGACGCAATTGTAAAAGGCTTCAACCTCTTCTTCGTCCATTCGCTGCTTGGCTCGCTCCCCCATGAGATAAGCAAAAGACACCTCAATGGCATAATTGTCAATGCAATTTGCGAGGTTGTTCGTCTCCTTGGCTATGCACAGTCTCTCAAGTACAAGCTGGGGCTTCTTGAAAATCCCATCACTAGATAGATTCCATCCGCAAAAGGTGGGATTCATGGTATTGCTTACCTTCGCCTTCAACTTCAATTTGCTCATAAAGTTCTTGTGCTTACTGGAAACATGCAAACGCCCATTTGCGCACATATCATCACCTGCAAAGCAGATTCGCTCATTACCCTTCAAATCGTACTGCAAGAACGTGAACAGCATATTCGCCATAGTGTTGAATAGAAAAGTGCTTGCCTCACCAGAAAATCTCATGATCGCAAAATTACCCAATTTTGAGCCCAAATGGGTTTTAATGAATTTGTAATCCTCTATGAGATCGTTCGGCAAACCAAGATAGCGCATCAAGCATATCTCGAAAGCGACAATGTAATGATCTTGCGATGCGTCAAAGGCCTCATAATCTGACTCAGTGCAAACGCCCTCAAAACGGCCCTCGATCACCCACCTGTTGAGTTCCTCAAGCCCTTTTCCAGAGTGTATGTAATACTTTGACGGCAGCACCTCATTCAACTTCTTCTCTATGTAGCGCATGTAGGGAGCAAATCGACATAGGACCGCGTGCTGGAAGCATACAATGGTTTGTGCACGTTTCGCATCCCTAAACCGATTGTCAAATTTGGTGCATAATTGAGACTTTGAAAAGACCAGCCCCACGTCAATCAGCCAATCCCTGCATGATCTATTACTGTGATTCTCAATGGTTGCTGCACTCTTGCTAGTTTTCTTCTCCTCGAAATCAAACTTGGCCTGCTCCATCATCTTCCTGTCATGCATTGGCTTGAGAGGTACACGTTTCAAGAACTCCTTAAGCAAAAAGGGGCCGTATGGCAGCGCCTGATTCAACTTCGCACTTTCTTTGATTGGACATGAGAAACTCAGACGTTTACGTACAGCCATGATGAAAGTCACGGTGTCCGCTGCTCGATGCCTAGGATATATGGTCTCAAACCGCTCGGCACTGTTCGTTAGGTGCTTCCCCATCTGCTTAGAATGCTGATCAGTGAACTGCTCCGACACTAAACAACCCATCCTTTTCTCCCTGAACTCCTTGGCCAAGATCTTGTGCACCCAGCGTGCACGCACCGATTCAAGTTCGCACTGTGGCAAATGCGTTTTGCACCACTCATCCTGAAGCACCTCCTTAGCTATTTCGATATCCTCCATGTCCTCAACTTGCAGTAAATCAACCATAGTCTTTAGCCAGGGATCACCCTCAAGCTTGCATTCACGTTTACCTTCGTCTGCTCCTAGCAAATTCTTCTGAAAGCCCTCTACAAAAAGAGGAGTACCAGGTAACATGCGGCGCAGATCTTCCTGCCTTGCTGAGCGATTCAAAAACCGGCCAAGCCACCTATTCGCATAAACGGACTGTAAAGTATCCCAAGCTACGCTCGCAGCGTTCACAAACACAATATCCTTCCTAAAGCGACTGAGTGCAGTAATCCACCGCTGTTCACTTGTGTGTGCTGAGATCGAGGTGATTAACACGCACCCAACATCAAACGTCATGCCAGTGCTCTCACCAAACGTCAGGCACTTCGTTCGCTCGCCAAAGTACGCGTTGACAATCTTTTTCTCCTCGAACGAAGAAACGAGGCAGCATCTCGAGTAGGCAGCAGAAGTATCAATTGATTCCAAGCCGTCGATCAGTCGCAGCGGTGCACCAGCCTCGAGATCTTCTTCATACATCAAGCACGGGAGCCTTCCACGGAAGAGTGAACTCTGAAACCTTCTGCTCAAGATGTTAAACTTATACTCAATCCCATCCAATAGTTCGAAAACATCAGACCTTACACTGCCCAAGATCGTACGATCTTTTTCCGAGTCATAATCACTCTGGCATGGATCCCCGAGTGCAAAGTACTTCATGGTAGGCCCTGCGAGTAATAAGAGTAGGTCGAGGTAACCTGGTGGGTACAACTGTATCTCATCAATTATCACAAGAGAACCTTTGTGAAGTTTACTCGCTTGCAGGATGGCTTTCTCAAAGGTCAAACTCTTGTAGTGCTTTATACCGCGTTCACCCATGTTGCCACGCGCCTTTCTGATTTCATCATCAAAGGAATCGCACAGTGCCTTGCGTGGTGATATATAGCACACCGACTTGCCGCACAGCTTGAAAAGAATCTCCTTAAATAGCCGGCTCTTGCCACATCCAAATGTCCCAAGTAGCACCCCAATCGTCACCCGTGTGGTTTCTCTCCCCTCAGGGCACAAGTGGCCTTTATCATTATACAACTCTGAGCACATGACACCGGTCGAGCCATCATGAAGGCAGTCAGCTAACAACTTAGCTCTAGAAAAGCTCGGCGTGTATTCAACGAGACTGCTCAACTCACGCAATTCAATTAAGTCCTCGATTTGGAGAGCAACATCGTGCTTATAAACGTTGACCTCACTGTGCTTGACCTTATCGGGTACACCGTCATAACTCAGATGATCAGTCGTCATCCTGAAAAGGCCCTTTATCCTACCCTTGGGATTAATCATGATCTGCTCCGTCCCCTGCAACACGCAAGCACTAACATCAAAGATCTTGGCAAGAACCATGAACACATCCAGCATAACTCCCTTACCCCTGCAGATTTGTTCTTTAAAATCTTCGCCCATTTTCTTTAGCGCGACACGTAGAACATCCATCGGAGACCGCTTCACTGCCTGCGCAATGGCCTTCACAACGCACATCTCTTTCGGCTCCAATGGTTCGAAATGGCTCCCTTTTAAACGAAGTAGCGCCTCACGCTTATTGCCAGGATAGCGATAAAGCATCTTGAAGCCTTGATCCTCATCAAAAATGACTAGGTCTACTCCTAGATGTGCACAAGCTGCGCACAAAGCTTCATCCTCCGCCCACACATTTGGCTCCAATTGCCTACTCAATTTCTCAGCTCCTTCTGGCCCACATGCAAAATTCTTGATGCCTGCCTTCATGCACTCAACCGTTAAACCAGTGAATGAGCCCAAAGAGTGCCAGAAACAGTTTCCATCACCCGGCACACACTGAACATTGAAGGTCTCCTCAACGCCATCACACGGCTCATCCACAATAATTTGAACACCAAAGAGTGATGAACTAAAGCCCATATCCTTGGTCTCCACCTCCACAACCTCCTCTATTACGCGCGACTCGTCCTTCTTCGCAAGCCGTCTAAATGTGTACGATACCCTACCAGCTGTCGTGTTCCGCACCGCATGTTTATGGGTCTCCTGGAAACCACTTGGCATGGTGAACTGAACATTACCGCGCAATGTGGTGTACTGCCTGCCCGCAGCGCACTCAGTGCCAAAATCAGCATTACCATCCATACTCACGGTGTGCACTGGTGCCCCTCGCATAAAAATTTCTTCGTTATCTGCATGGAACCCGATCTTCCCTTGTGCGCCGTACCGCTGCGCCAACATACAATCGTAGGTTTCATCAACGCCATTGGCCTGCATCCACAACTGTAACCATTTGGGCCAACCCCTACATAGATGCGAACCCCCATTGTATTTGTACTCCCTGTCCTCCTTGGAGTACCAAGCAGCGTCTCTACCTTTCAAAGCATCGGGATAAAAGTCCATTTTGAGCTCAGCATAAGGCACAGCGCTCACCGCCATGGACAAGCCACAAGCACACACTACGGCTTGTGCACCTCTTAGGCACGTAGCACCAGGTGCATCGCAAGGTGCATCAGAAGTTGTTCCCGTATCGATAGCCAAAGGCTCCAGGGCTCTTTCCACTATCACCGTCGGAGTGGGCACTATCTTCGCACGCGCAACTGGAACTGGATCATAGAAACAATCGGAGCAGAAAGGATCATCTGTGCCATTCATAGAGACGCTCGCAAGCGTGTAGAGGCTCCTCCTACTCATTGGACGCTGGAACTGCTCCTCTTCGAACTGCCCTAGTCGTTCCAGATGCTTTGCATCTTCAATGTAAAAGGACGGGCGACGTTGAGCGCCGATGCGCAGGAACCAACGTCTTCTACATCTGTAAAAGTCCTCAGTGTACGGGTATCGGTTACGCACAACCACCCTCAAACTAGCAATGTCCACCTCAGTTAGGCAGCACAGCATTGCCCTCCCGACACAACTGCGGCAAGTTGCGAGTCTCCTCAAGTATGCAGGTATGGACATTGACCTCACACCTCCGTTAACACTGCAAGAGTTGACAAACAGCTCAGCTAGCTGATTTAAAAACTTGGGTATATTGAACTGCAGACGCCACTGGATCTTGTAATCAACAAACGGTGCTAGACCCAAGTAAGGTGCTTCGGTGCGATCCAAAGATTGCTTTCCTTCCCACTTCTCTTCAAAAATCTTTGGTAGGTCCACACCCTCTTCTGCTTCTTGTGACCACGTTGTCACCACCATTGTCATAGAGTGCATAGAAATTGTTTCGAGAGTCACGTCGACACTCAAGGGTCTCAACATGCTAATGAACTCATCCAAGCAAACCGTGCGAGTTCCTTTAAGCTTAGAAGCAAAGCAGGGTGGCATACAGCGGCCTAAATTCCCAAAAAAAAGTTTAACCTGCTCTGGGTTAATCACAGTGCGCAATGTTCCAGTGTTGATGATTAAATCACTGAATTCTTCCATGAATTTCACGGCTCGCCCACATGGTTCGTGCACAATCTGAGAGAATTTAGCCATGGCAGATTGCTTATCCGGCTTCTTTAAAGAACGGAGATACCTGTACACACGGAGTATAGTGTGCTGAGACACAGGGTAGAAGTTGGGTTTTCCACGTGAGATACCAGCTAAAGCACCACTATGAACTGCCTCGAATGGCCCAAAAGAGCGGTTGTCAGGTGTGATCAAGTCCCCTCTAGTTATGGAAAAGAGGTGGTGCGCAAAACGACTGCAGAGCAGATCAACGCAGTAAATGCCCGCATTGGGCAACTTGATTCGAGACGTTTGCAGTAGATAACCTCCACTCAAAGGTTGTTCATAGCCTTCACTCCTCACGCCATCAGGGTAGAATAATAATTTCTTCTTCTTCACCTCGTACTCGTAGCACCACGGATTGAGCGAGCAATCGGAACCGATCAACAATTCTGGCGGGTAAATTACTGTGCCCAAAAGAACCTCTGGCTCACAGATCTCAAGGAAGCCAATTAGTTCTTCCTTGCTCCAATAATGTAATTCATCATGCAAGAACAATTTAGAACCACTCTTCACATTGGGCATCAGCGCCTTCAGTGTAGGTGAATCAACTAAGCCTCTATGCCTCTTCAATGCACGATGTTCCACACCAGCGCGAATGACGAAATCATTACCATACCTAATTTTATCTGCGCTACTGACATACCTATTCAAAGCGCTTATCATATTTAACTTATCGAATCTACTCTTCAAGAAATTGATTTTAAAATCCTTAATGCCAACAAAAAAAAAGGTACTATTAACTATACTAGGTACTACTACATACAAGATATAATTCTCTAATGTCTTGCAGACGGGATGAGAATGCGGAAAACCTGCGTATGGGCTGAGGTATATTCCCGCCTTGCTAAGGTGCTCCTTAGCAAAAGCAGGTACACTGTAGCGGAACCATTCGAAGTTATCCTTCTCATGTCTCTGGAAGGCTGAGACTGCTGCACTGGCGATTAGTGATTGAGCTGTGGGCTCGAAAAGTGTTAACACTTCCTCGACTGGACTTCTGTATGTGAGTGCCATATGTACTTGAATATGAACGTCGGGTTGTTTATATTCAGGTATATTCGGGAGTGTTTAN